GGGCTCTTGCGAGCCCTCTTCGTGTGATTAGGTAATCACATGTCCTACTCTTTCCAGAGTAGTCCCTCAACTTAAAAGGAAGCCAATACAATGTCCAAACTGTCAAATCTTCTAGTAATAGGAGATGTAGCTGTTCGGATATGGCTTTCGTTTCGTAGGCTATTCACCAAGGATCGAAAGGTTCCTCAAGCATCCCTTGATTGGGAACTGATACCTTACGATTTCGAGGTGGATTGGAATGCGAAAGTTGATAAGGCCGAGAAATCGGCTGATGAAACACAAACGCACTCGGAGAAAGACCATGCTCCATGATCGAAGGGCGAAATATTCCCTTACTCGTAGAGAGTGGTGGTTGGCAGTAATGCTGGCCAGTCTGTTAGCATGGGTGTCACTTGTGAAAGTGACATTCAAGTTAGTAGATTTCTTTGGCTCCTTTAGGGTGAGTTTGTGACCTCGGGGGCAAAGATTGTTGGGACTAATCCCAGCAATCCTTACATGGGACCTGGAAGTGGCTACCGCCGCAACTGGGACGGTGAGGATGGTCGTTACGAAACGACTACCACCGGTGTTCGTGATAAATGGAATCCGTATTCCGTTGTACACGAATCCAGATCTGTTCAATGGCACAAATTTCAAGGCGTCGTAGACCAGGCTTTTCCTGGGAATGACCCTATTTGGGTCGACTGGGACATAACAGTCGGCATCGGGCTTAATAGCTCGAGTCCATTTCTTACCTTTAACGCTAACGACGAGCTTAAACTTCAAAGCAGACTTGCTGAGAAGGTTAAGGCTCACAACTTTAACCTCATGGTTAATGTTGCTCAGGCCGGGCAGTTAGTAGGTATGATTGAGCAGAACCTCCGCAAGTTTGGCCGAGCCGCGTTGGCTCTTCGCCGTGGTGATTTTGCCACGGCGGCGCGCCAATTCGGTACTACTAGATCAAAGCATACTACGCAGTTAAAAGCGAAGGATGTGAGTGGTCGGTGGTTAGAACTCCAGTATGGCTGGCTCCCAGCACTCTCGGATACGTATGAAGCGGCGAAAGCCTTTCATGCCATATCTGAGGGACCGCGTAAGAGCATAGTCAGAGCGAGTATAAAGAAGGAGGCTGAGTTTGAAGGCTCTCAGAGCCCCACAAGCTACAGCTCTCTAGGCCATGAAACCCTAACAAGGCGTCTGGTCTATGAGATGAGTGAAGAGATGTCCGCAGCTAGGTCGCTGGGACTCTATGATCCACTCACATTGGCGTGGGAAGTATTACCCTACTCCTTTGTTGTCGACTGGTTCGTACCGATCGGTACCTACCTAGAGAACCTATCAATAATACCCTTCTTAAAGGGAAGGTTCTCAGAATCGACACTTCATCGTTGGAAAAGTGGCCCCATATTCTTGACTGAGACCTTCAATGGTCACAAGCATCGGGTTGAGAAGCCCTTGCCTGCGTCAAGCTACCGGGTGACTGCCCTTAATCGGGTGGTCGGTACGTCATTAACTCCGCCTCTTCCGGAGATGAACCTTAAGGGTTCACTTTCGGGTTTGCGGGTGGCTAATGCCATTTCTCTAGCCTATCAGGCCTTTCTTGGTAAACCTCAGCGCAGATTGAGTGATCGCACCCCTCCTCGGGGCGTGACCTCTCAGTTTGAACATTATGTCGTGGGGCGGTAACCCAGCAACCTGCTGCACCTCTCTACGATTTACTTAACTTGGAGTATCATATGTCTGCAATGACGAACATCCTTGTGAAGGATGACGCCACCACTCCGGTGGAAGTGACCCTCGTTCCGGTTACTGATAATCCGATCCCGTATTGGCGTGGTAACACGTCCGGTGTGCCCCTTGAGGGCCAAGTCCGGCTGTACATGTCGACGGAACAGGTGAAGTCAGGGGCCTGGAAGGTCACTGCTAAGTTGGAAGTCCCGGTTATGGAGACACTTGGTGCCTCTGGGACTTCGGCGGGATATGTCGCTCCTCCTAAGGTCGCATATGTCGATACGGGGATCTTTACCCTGTTTGTCGATAAGCGATCAACCGAGGCCGACCGCTATAACCTGCTGAAGATGATGGCTGGTATTATCCAGGGATCGAGCGCCACGACGGCGACCGGTGTTTTGGATAATGAAAGCGCAGGCGATGCGTGGAAGACTTCCACCAAGCCTGGTCCGTCTTTCTTTGGTCAGCTCATCGTCCCGAACTAACGAGTTTGGGATGTCCTATGGTAGAAATACCTCTCAGTTGGCAAATACTTATTGCCGTTAGTAAACAACATAAGGAGTTGTTATGGACTGGGTACAGCACAGAAGCCCGGCGGAATCGACTGATTTCGTGCGGGCGATGTCTCACGTTCTTGCCACGCTTGGGGGCCCCCTTTCCGCAGAGCTTAATCGGCTCGTGCAAGAGGGTAAGTTCCTACAGCTTGTTGAATACGAATTCAACTATATGGAAGAAGCGGATGTCAACGATCTGTTATATGCTCGCCAGATTCAGGCCCTGCTCTCTAAACAAGAGAAGGACTGGTTTGGCCTTGGCATTGACACGGAGAAGGTGGCGTTCGACAATTTCATGAAGGCAGAGAGACGCTGCAAGGCAACGAATGATCGATTGGACGTGGAAAGGCCTACAGGCCTCGTCAGTCAGGTGTCCCACCTGGCTGCGCGTAAAATATTCCATATCCTAGGCGAAGTTCCTAGTCTTGCATCTCTAGCGTTCTCGTATGGACCCGGGGCGTCAACCAACGTCAAGTCGGCTGTCGCATCGCCACGCGCGAAGCTGTCAGCTAGTCCAGTATGTAGCGAAGAGTTGCTACCGTTTGTGGGCGAGCTTCTAGCAGAGTTCCCCTATCTGGCTGAACACCATTGCGTAAAGGATAGTAATTATTTCCCCTTGTTTTCTGGGGACCCTGATGAACTCCGTATGTACGTAAGTGTTTTAGTCGGCGCCGGTAAGCTTACCTTCGTCCCTAAAAGCGCCAAGACTAAGCGCCCTATAGTAGTTGAGCCCGTTCTTAACGGACTTGCCCAAAAAGGCATCGGCAATTACATAAGGGAACGTCTGAAGCGTGTTTGTAACCTCGACCTGAGGGATCAAGAGAGAAATCGCTCTGGTGCCTTTGTAGGTTCTATTTCTGGTGGACTTGCCACTATAGACCTAGCCAGCGCCAGTGATACTATCTCAATCGGGTCGGTTGCTGAACTTTTGCCTCCTGAATGGTTCGAGTTCTTAGCTCGTTATCGGACAGGTAAGGTGATTTATCGTGGACAGACCCTTAGTATGGAGAAATTCTCCAGTATGGGAAATGGTTTCACATTCGAGCTCGAGAGCTTGTTATTTTATGCTCTCGCTTCTGCTGTGTGTGAAATTACTGGACACGACGTGAAGCATGTCTGCACGTATGGGGATGATCTGATTGTTCCCACCGCGTGTTATCCACTTCTTTACGAGGTCCTGGACTTCTACGGTTTCGAGGTTAATTCCAAGAAATCGTTCGTCTTCGGGCCTTTTAGAGAATCTTGTGGATCAGACTGGTTACGGGGTTTCGACATTCGGCCGTTCTACCTGCGTGAGCAGCTGAGCGAACGTGTCCTCTACCTCTTTCACAATTGGGCCATTCGTCGTGGTGAGCGCAAGCTTGCCGCGGCAATCCATGAGTGGACGACGGATCACTTACGCCTATACGGGCCGGACGGCTACGGGGATGGTCACCTCCTTGGTGATTATTCCTTACGGTCCAACCGGAAGTTGAAGCGTGAGGGGTTCGGTGGCGGATTCTTTGATACCTACTCACTCAATCCAAAGCGCCTAAAGAAGCGCTACGATGGTGACTGGATCTTTCCTACTTATAGTGTATACACTAGAATGGGAAAGAGCTCCGAAACTGATCCTGACGTCGTCAGGGGCAGCAACGGATATTCAAAGGTGTCGATCTATACATTGGCAACCACTATCTTAGGTGGTTTTCATTCACGCAATCCAGGCCTGGAAATCCTGTGAGAGTGTGAACGGTCAGTGTGACCACTTTCTCCTATGAGATGACAGCTGGGAAAGACCGCTGGAGCGTGTCGTTGTAAAACGACACTTCTGGGAATAAGCGCC